GCGGTAATGCTAAGCAGGCTGCTGAACTAGCAGGCTATTCAGGCAATCACTATCAAGTCTTAAAGTCTTTAAAGAATGAAGTATTAGAACTGACAACAGAAGTTCTTGCGCAATCTGCGCCACAAGCAGCCTTTAAATTGTTAGACATTATGAACTCTGATGAAACAATTCCGCAAGCAAGTAATAAGCTACAAGCTGCACAGACTATACTAGATCGTGTAGGTATTGCAAAGACTGAACGCATAGACATTAATCACAAAGGAACAGGTGGAATATTTATTATGCCAGAAAAAGAAACAGTAATAATAGATGTAGAGGCAGAAGAAGCAGAATATAATGAAGAGTGATGATTATGAAATGTTTGTGGCTTGGTGTAGAAACTTATACGATTCCAACTGCAAAGAAAGAAGAGAACACGGACAAGAACCTTACAAACACTTTGAAGACTATTATCATTTACATCTAAAATGGCTAGAAGATAAATACAACGATGAAAAAACCAGACCTTAACTTTAAACATTTAAAAGAAGCCAATGAAGGTTACTTTGAGCATTTAGGAGTAGCTGTGTGGTATGCTGTTCGTTTAGGCTGTTTAGCTCTACGTGTAGCAGCTCACGCTTTGTTTCCTTTTATATGGCACAACGAAGTGGATCCTACAATTAGAAAACTCAATCAAGACAGACACGACAGAGCTTGCCTAAGAAGCAGATACTTAAACTAAGATGCCTACTAAGTTCAGACCGACCGAAAAGAGTTACGACAGACGTACAGGCAAGACAGCTATAATACGTCACTATATGAAAGCAGTACCGAAACAAGAATTGATAGACTACTTAAACAAAGAGTCTTCGCCAAATAAAAAGAAACACAAAGTAATAAAAGAACTAGAACGCAGAGGCATTAAGCTCGTATGGAAATAGACCAAGAGAAGTTAAACATGCAGGTGCATAATCTTCCTGCAGTGGTTATGTTAGAATGTCAATTACCAGACGATATAGTATCAAACTTAAACGAATACTTAGACGAATACAAAGAAACAGCAGAGAAGAAATCATTGGCTGGAACACTGGTAGGTCAGATACATCAAGGCGAACAACTCTTAATGGATCACCAGCATCCACTGCTTGCAGACTATTATCGGTTTATAACCACAATGGGTGTCATGTATCTTGAATCGTTTATGAATATTACAGGCGCAAGGTTTGAACCCATCACAGTAGACATTGATGAACTGTGGTCCGTACACAGTTTTGAAGGAGATTACAATCCAATACACGACCACGGCACTAAAACACTTATGGGAATCAGTACAACGTGTTGGACAATGGTTCCAGAACAAATAGGTAAACTCGGAGAAACAGGAACAGGCAATGCAGAGAACTACAGTTTATACAATGACTCAGGTGCTTGTGATGGCTTCTTGGCTTTTACTTATGGTCGTAACGAGATTATGAACACCAAGAGACTGCGACCACCACAATCAATTACATTACAGCCTAAAGTCGGCAGACAGTTAATGTTTCCTTCGTGGATGCAGCACATGGTTTATCCGTTCTTTGGTGAAGGAGAAAGGCGAACTGTCGCTGCAAATTTAAACTGTTGGAAACAAAAGGAACTAAAAAATGACTAAGAAAAAAGATTCAAGACTAACAAGAGCAGGAGTAAGCGGTTATAACAAACCCAAACGTACTCCAAAGCATCCTACTAAGTCTCATGTGGTTGTTGCCAAAGAAGGCGACAAAATAAAATTAATAAGATTTGGACAGCAAGGAAAGACTGGCGACAGAACAAACACAGCACGTTCTAGATCTTTTAAGGCTCGACACGCTAAGAACATCGCAAAAGGAAAGATGTCTGCAGCGTACTGGGCAAACAAAGTTAAATGGTAAAGGTAAATAAATATGAAAGATAATTTTAAAAGAACAATGAATTTCTGGACACTTGGTTTAAGTCAGTGGTTCTGGGATAAGTTTATTGAAAAGCCTGAGACAGTTACTGTCCGTGCTAGAAATAAAAAAGGACATTTTGTAGCAGACGATCCTAAAACAAAAAAGAATGAAGCATATAAAACTGTTAAGAAACCAAAAACTAAAAATAAAAAATCTAATTTAATGCACCCATGACAAAGATTTGGCGAAAAAAAGAATGGGAACAGCAGTTGAAAAATAATCCTGAAGATTGTATTTCAATTCCTAAAGGTTTGGTTTTAAATAAAAGTAAAAAACAAAAAGAGAAAAAAGATGTTAAACGCTCCTGATGGTTATATAAGAAAGAAAAGTTCTACAATTCCTTTTGGCTATGCAGTCGATGAAGATTTTAAAGGCTACTTAAAACCAATAGACGTTGAAATAGAAACCCTAAACCATGTTACAGATTTAGTGCATACTAAGTCAATTAGCCTGTCTGAAGGAGTAGAAATACTCAAAGATAAAACAAATAGAAGCTTATCTCGTATGGGATTAAAAAAGTTAGTAGATAAAAAATATGAAGAAAGACTGGGAAATAAATCCAAATCTTTACTTGACAGATTCTAAAGGAAGCTTTATACTAAAGAAAGATGGTACTCCTAAGAAAAAAACAGGAAGACCAAAAGGAAGTAAAAGTAATTACAACTTTCATTCTAAAACAAAAGCTAAGTTTGCTGCTAGAAAATCTTTAAGTTCTAAGAAGAAGACAATAAAAAAATTAGAGTCTACACTTAAAAGTAAAAAAGACTATTTAAAGAAACAAGAAAAGACTTTAAAGAAAGTAAGTGGACTAGACAACAGTAAGGTTGTTACTACAGAAGAAGTTAAGACACTTCCTTCCGCAGTGCAGAAACATATTAATGAAACAGGCGATGCTGTTTCTTTTATGCCAAACGAAGGTCCACAATCAGACTTTCTAGCATCAGGTGAAAAAGATGTTTTATATGGTGGTGCTGCAGGTGGAGGTAAAAGTTTTGCAATGTTGATAGATCCTTTACGGTATTGTCATGTTAAAGAACACAGAGCTTTAATACTAAGACGAACAATGCCAGAGTTACGTGAGTTAATAGATAAGTCACGAGAGATTTATCCTAAAGCATTTAAAGGCGCTAGGTTTAAAGAAGTAGAGAAAGTATGGTACTTTCCAAGTGGCGCAAAGATAGAGTTTGGATTCTTAGAAAAAGATGCAGATGTATATCGTTATCAAGGACAAGCATACAGTTGGATAGGATTTGATGAGATTACACATTTACCGACAGAGTTTGGTTGGAATTATTTAGCATCAAGATTAAGAACTACGAATCCTGCTATTAAAACATATTTAAGATGTACGGCTAACCCCGGTGGTGTAGGCGCACATTGGGTAAAGAAAAGATACGTAGAGCCTATGGAACCAAATAAAAGTTTTGAAGGTTCAGATGGCTTAACAAGAAAGTTTATACCTGCTAGGCTAATGGATAATCCATACTTAGCACAAGACGGTGAGTACGAACGAATGCTTATGTCACTGCCTCCCATTCAAAGAAGGCAACTGCTTGAAGGAAATTGGGAAGTAAACGAAGGCGCTGCGTTTGTAGAGTTTAATACAGATCACCATGTTATTCCTCCTTTTGAGATTCCGATCCATTGGGAAAGAGTAAAGGGAATTGACTACGGCTATGCGGCTGAGAGTTGCTGTCTTTGGGCAGCTATTGATCCCGAAGATAAGACCATCATTATATATAAAGAATTATACAAAAAGGGTCTTACAGGGGAAGCTCTCGGTCAGACCATAACTGAGATGGAAACATCTGAAGTCAAGTCCATTATGGGAGTATTAGATACTGCTGCTTGGGCAAGAACAGGATACACTGGTCCAACAATAGGTGAAATGCTTTTAAAGGCAGGTCACAAATTACGTAGAGCAGATAAGAATAGAGTAGCAGGTAAAGTACAAATACACGAACATTTAAAACGTAGAAACCAAATAGGCAGACCTAAACTACAAATTTTTAATACGTGTGTTAATGTTATAAAAGAACTTCAAGGGATTCCTCTTTCTAAAAAGAATCCTGAGGATGTAGATACCAATGCACCAGACCATGCGTATGATGCATTAAGATATTTAATTATGAGTAGACCAAGACTTGACGATCCTTTTGATACAATGTTACGAATTAAAAGACAAGCATATAACCCTTCTGATACAGAATTTGGATATTAAATAAATGGCAGAAAAAGAAAACAACACAAATACTTTTTTAGGTGCAGATAGCATCTATGAAGATGTTGAGAATGAACACGGTAAAACATTAAAGCTTGAATATGAACAATCTAAAAATCTTGTAGGTTTAATTAAGTCTCGTTTTAATTCGTGTGAAACTGCAAGAAAAGCAGACGAAGCACGTTGGCTAACCTCCTATCAAAACTTTAGAGGTTTATATGGCAAGCGTGTTAGATTTAGAGAAAGTGAAAAATCTAGAGTTTTTATAAAAGTTACAAAGACTAAGACAATAGCTGCTTATGGTCAATTAGTAGATGTCTTATTCGGCTCTGGGCAATTTCCGCTATCGGTTAAAGAAACCAAAATGCCAGAAGGCATTGCAGGAAAAGCTCGTGTAACCATGAATACTTCTCCTATGAGCATCGAAGCCCCACAAGGTCTAGGAGATGTGGAGGTAGAACAAGACGCTGAACCACAGAGTAACCCTTTCGATGTCGGTTACGAAGGCGATGGAAATGTTCTACTGCCCGGAGCTACCTTTAAAGAAGGTGAAAATTTCTTAGGTTCTTTAGCAGATAATTACACAGACCAGCAAGGTAGAGTAGTTCTTGAAGCAGGACTGTCAGCAATTCCACAAGTTGCTGAGATTAGTCCAGCACAAAAAGCTGCACGCAACATGGAAAAATTAATCCATGACCAACTCGAAGAATCCAATGGTGTATCAGAATTAAGAAATGCTTTGTTTGAAGCAG